GGGTATGTTATTCGCGCAAATGTTAACTTAAATGATAATTTCGACGATGTTCAAACATTATGGGAAAATAAAATGCTTGAATCGAAGGTCGTTCTTGAAAATCTAATTAATCAATATATCAATGAATATAATACAGAAAATGGTTTAATCCCAAGTGACCCCGGTTATAAGCAAACGGTCACCCCAAGCGAATATATCTCACTTGCCAATGAAGCCACACAGGATATTTGGGATTCTTATACTTTTAGAAATATTGAATCAGAGTTCATGGATGACCAGAGCGCATCCCCATTCGCTGTTTTCGCTGATGGATTCGACCAGCCGCAAACCGGTGATTATTTTGGATTAACATACGTTGCTACAAATATCAGTACATTTCCTGGATATCCCGGTGGCGATACAGTTACAGACGAATTCACAGCACAAGAAGGTGGTGATTTGTTATTATCCCTTGCTGATGACTTCAAATTTACGTCTCAATTCAAGACAAAAACGAGTCTTGGCGCAAATGATGCTGCGCGTCGTGTCGCGATTACAACAGCATTACAAGCGTCTATCAATAGCAATACAGAAGTGCGTTCCGAGAACTTCGATTACAACTTAGTTCTTTGCCCTGGTTATCCAGAAGTTGTAGACGAACTACTTAATTTAGTCGTTGATATCCGCGAAGAAGCGTTAGTTATTGCAGACACGCCTGTTGATCGCGCACCTGATGGTATTACAAATTCCGCAACCGGATGGGCGCAGACAACCGCGCGTCAACGTAGTGTCAACGTTGCGTATTATTATCCGTGGGGATTAGCATCAAATCTTGATGGCAAAAATGTTGTTGTTGCTCCGAGCGGCATTGCACTTCGAACTTACACATATAGTGATGATGTGTCGTATTTGTGGTTTGCCCCTGCTGGTCTTCGTCGTGGTATCATTACCGGAGTCACAGGACTTGGATACGTTACAGGACAACTCGGCGGCCCGACGACTTTCGTTGAAGTAAACCTCAATCAAGGTCAGCGTGATGCAATGTATCAATATGCACCGAGTGGTGATGTTAACCCGCTAGTATTCTTCCCCGGCAATGGCTTTGTTGTCTGGGGTCAGAAAACCTCCGCATCAGCCGCAAGTGCTATGGACCGCGTCAATGTTTCACGCTTGGTCAAGTATATTAAGCGTCAACTCCGCCGTAATACCTTAAGCTTTGTCTTCGAGCCCAATGACAAATTAACGCGAGATAATTTGAAGGCAGTAGTAGATAACTTCTTAAGTGATTTGATTGTTAAGCGCGGTCTTTATGACTTCGCAACTGTCTGTGATGAGAGCAACAATACGCCGGATAGGATTGATAGAAACGAGTTGTATATAGATGTGGCGATTAAGCCTGTCAAAGCGGCAGAATTTATCTACATCCCAATCCGCATTGTATCAACAGGTGCGCAGATATAATTTGCGTTGAAAACGCCTCCGAACATATTATATAATATGTTCGGAGGATAATGTCTATGGTTAAATGCTCGCTGTGCAACAAGGAGATGCATTCTATTACGTGGAAGCATCTCTTGACGCACGGATATACCCTCGCCCAGTATCGCAAAGAATTCCCCAATAGTCCAACAAGAACATTTGAGTCTATTTTACGAAAAAAAGAAGGCGCGAAGCGTGCGAATGAACGGCGTCGCGGCATCCCTCGCTCTGATATAATCAAAGAAAAAATCAGAGCAACAAAGGCAAATAATCCACAACCTGCTTGGAACAAAGATGTGCCAATAACAAAAACGCAGAAATATAAGCAATCAAATACTATGAAAAAGAAGTTTGAATCTGGGGAGCTTGTACATTGGAACAAAGGTAATACAATTTCAGACGAGATACGCCAAAAAATCAGTAGGACATTGTCCGCCAAACAACAACACTTTTCTCAAAAAAGCAAAGAAAGACGAGAAAAAACCATTCAAGAAAAAATTAAAAACGGATGGATACATCAATCGACGCGCAGAAAGGGCGTACCTATTACTCTTTCTGATGATGCGAAAAAACGAATAGCAGCTGCGTCTTTACGTGCAAATTACGAACGCAAACGTCACGGACTTATGAGACTCTACGAACATCTTCATCAATATAACTTATGCATTGTTGGGATTGATCAAGATAATTATAATATTACACTTGAATGTAATACATGCGGCCATAAGTTTACACGAACCTCCAGTGTTTTAACACCTTATAGGTATCATATATATCAAGGTCAATATTGCCCTGTCTGCTTTCCACCTGAGCGCGGATATTTTTCCTCCGCTTTCTTTGAAAAATACCCGGAGAAACGCGATCATCCAGCAATTTTTTATTTTGCGATATTATCTTCAGAAGATGAAATATTTTTAAAAATAGGTATCACAACGCGCACGGCACATATGCGATTACTCGGTGAACCATATGTGCATGAAATAATACTTGAATTACGAACCACACTCTTCGAGGCGTATAAACTAGAACAACAAATATTATCATCATTTGATAGGTATCAACCAAAAAAAGAATTCGGGGGCATGACAGAATGCTTGAATTTGCGAGACTGCGATTCAATTTTAGAATCCATTGATAATACTGCCGCGGCGTTAAATATACCAATTCATGTCGCATCCGTAGACACACAAATATAATATAACGTAAAAAGTCTAATATGAGACTTTTGATTTTTTAGCTCTTCTAAAGCACCAACTGATAAATATTAGGAAATAAAATAATACGGAGTTTAATATGGCAACAATTAATGACATGGGTGTCCCTGAAGTAGGTACTGGTATTTTACAGCCTAAATTGAAGCACAAATGGCGTGTTACATTTGCAAACTTGGGTGGTGGTGTCGATTCACAGCCTCTCAGTTTCCAAGCAACTGCAATATCAAGACCAAATTTGTCATTCCAAGAAGTCGAATTACATCGTTATAATTCTAAATCGTGGATTGGAAGTAAACATACATGGGAAACATGTTCAATAACTGTTGAAGATGATGTCACCGGAACTGCAACACAGATTATTCAAGAACAAATGCAGAAGCAACAATGGTTGATAGGTGCAGAAGGTCCGTGGCTCGGCTCTGCTGGTGAGGGCTCACTTTATAAATTCGTAACGTATCTTGACATGTTAGACGGACGTGAACAAGTTATTGAGCAATGGACATTAGAAGGCTGCTGGATTCAAGCATGTAATTGGAATGAACTTGATTATTCAAACGGAGAACAAGTGACTATCTCTCTCACAATACGTTTTGATCATGCGCGTCAACAGGTCGGCGGATATAATCAGGGCGAAGGAGTTGCCACGGGTGGTGCAGGACGCATCAACGCCTAAAAGACGTACAAGGAAGGTGCGCCCAAGGATGGCGTATATGGAAGTACAAAGAGGGGCCGCGGCCCCTCTTTTTTTTATAGCGGCGCAAAGAAATAAATATATTCATGGCAACAGACCCAAGAGCACGCGCAATATTAAATTATAATACGACACAAACATTTGCTGTCAAGCAATGTTATGGCTCAGGTATTACTGAGGGTAGGAAAGATTTCTTCGATGCTGTCGACAAAATTGGTAATTTGGAAATCCTTAATGATATAGGTTTTGGCAAAGTCGGCGAAGGTATGCGTGTATTGAGCTCTATCTCTAATTCAGCGCGTAAAGGTACTGTTTTAGGAAGTGTTTGGGGGTCTGTTGAAACCGGTGTAAATGAAATTCTTACTGCTGTAGGTATAAATCCCGCAGCAGTGGCGATAGCGGAGAGCCTGCATCCGGAGGTAGCAAACCGTGCATATGGTCAAGCAAGACAAATATATGAAAAAATAAAGCGCGGCGAATTTAGTATAAAAGACATTCCTTATTATTTCCAAGATTTTCAAAATCTCGAACAATTAATTAACGGCGTATGGTATGATGGCCGCCAACGCGATACAGCCGCGGCGGCGAGACAACAATGCGAGGCATCACCGTGGGCGATGGATTTAATCTCCTTTTATCCCAAATACAAATTTTTATTCATCATTGAAATATTAATGAATGCTAATTATACGGAGCAATATAAACCATTCATTGATTATTTTGCGTTTGTTGTAAAATCATCATCAAGACCCGGTGTTCAATTTGAATATGAGGATGTAAATTTCTACAATTTTAGAACTAGAGTAGCTCGCCGAGCAATGTTGCAGCCTATTACGATGACATTTTATGATGATAATCAAAATTCGGCAATTACATTCTATAACAAATATCTCATGGCTATGTCTCCAAATGCGCGCAACAAGTATGATAATCTTCAAACAGATGTGAGTGGTAATTTAGAAGAATTGGGAATGAATTTCTTGACTAGTTCTTCACAAACAGATTTAAATAGCGCATCTTTAGGTTCTCCCATAGGTGTAAATACAACGTCATTAATACGTGAAATCAAACTATACCATGTATTTCGAGAAGGACGCAAAGTAGATATCTATCATCTCTATAATCCGAGAATAACAAATATGAAACTCGATGATGTAGATTATGCAGATGGTGAAGGTAGTATGGTTACTTTTGATTTTATTCCGGATGCTATCCATATAGAAACAGGTGTCAATTTGAACGACATTCAATCTATTGACCACTTGTCAGGTTATCGCGCAGGTGCGAAGTTTGCTTGGCAGCCTGATACTACGCGTACAGCATCGCTTCCAAGTGATGGGAGCAGTAGTACTTATGCGCAACAACTTAAAAGTCCTGCACACCTGGAGGTCAAAGGTCCTGCTAAGAATATTGTTTCTGGATTCCAAGAAATTTTGGGCGGGTTCATTAAAGGTGTTAAGGATTTCGTTGGAGATATTTTCAGTAGCGATGCTTTTACAAGGGCGCGCGACTTTATAGGTTCTGCATTTTCAACTTCAGGAAATCCACCACTTTCTAGTTGGACAAATGAAGACTTATACGGACAAGATTTAGGTGCACAATTATCACAATATAGTCAAGGTTCCGGTGGTGGTCCTGTTGGGGAATATATTTCTAACGCAACAAGCCGCATTAGAACTGTAGTAGGGGGCTTTATTAGCGGCGGTCCAACCACAACAACATCATCAACAACAACATCATCGCCATCTCCCGCTAGAACATTTCCTCTACCAGATTTTGGTGTAAAGAAAATCCGCGAGTTAGATGTATTTAGACCCGCTAGACCTTTCCTTGATTTATGAGTAATTCCTGGCAAAAGGGCCTTTATAAATTACGGCATCCAGAAAAGTACAGAGGCGATAGAATATCAATTCGATATATGTCATCGTGGGAATTAAACATGCATCGCTTTCTGGATAATAATCCCAATATCATTGAGTGGGCGTTCGAAGGTCTTGCTATTCCTTATATTAAACCAACGGACGGCAAAATCCACAAATATTATGTAGATTATTTTGTAAAATATCGCGATAAGAATGGGAATATTAAAACTGAATTAATAGAAGTTAAACCAGAAAAACAAACAAAAATATCTACTGATCGAAATTCAAAAACAAGATTATACGAAAATTTAACATACGCTGTTAATCAATCTAAATGGGAAGCCGCAGCAAAATTCGCTGAACGAAACGGGTGGTCCTTTAGAATTATTACAGAGAATCAATTATTCAAATAATTACCCGGCTCCTTTAATAATATAAATAATAACATGATTAACATTGAGCGTACTATTGAACATCCGCTGGAAGAAGC